AATGTGAAAAGGTTCATCAAAATCCGAAGGGGTCGCAGTATCGACACTCCCAGCACCAAAAGCACTGGGCTTGCTGTATCCCCTAACATAAATAGTTTGAACAGAAGACGGCGTTGGGTATAAACGCACTTTTTCAGCCCAGTATGAGAAATACCAGACATCCCCAGTTGAATTAGTATCTAGGGGATACACCACGTCGCCATCGTCGCGACCAATGTATGAAAGCACATGGTCATCTGTTCTTAAGGCAGCAACATCACGCAAACCTGAAGTAAGAACAGCCCCATCTGTTTTAAGGTCATAGTCCTTAGTGTCAGCTACAGTGTTAAAAGTTGTTTCGATTTGATAGAAAGGCCAACGTTTTTCAGAGTAAGCAACTTGATCGTAGCCTTCACCTATAAAACGATTAAGAATATCGTTTGAAATGTCCGTGGAATCTATATCCAGTATTCCTCTAATGTACGTTCGCATTTCGGATATTTGCATAGTTACTTCCTGTGGAAGTTGCACAGATCGCTACCCGAAGCAGGTCGCCCCTTACAGGGGTCCCCACTTCGAGTTAGCGAACTGCATTTAGTTGCTTCAGGGGATGATTCCACTTTCGCTACAGGCGTAGGAGCTACTTGGTGAACATTTCGTTTTGACCCTACACCCTGTGGGCGTGGAGTATTTTCACGGAATGATTTACCGCTCGCTGGCTGGCCATAAGGCCTAGAACCTGCTTTATATGCGTTTGCGAAACCTCTACCCATCAAGCGCCTAGGCTGGTGTAATACCGTACATGTAACCTTGGCGAGCGCGATTGCTCGTTGTAAGGTTACCGTAGCAAAGGATCTGTGAGAACACAGAGTCTTTGTCGGTTGGTCGTACAAACGGTGTTGGCTTAAACCAAACATCGCTATGTGCAA